TATCAGGGCCGATGAACCTACCGTTGCTGCTCGGATGAGACAACTCGATAAAGACTTAAAAGATACAGGAACAAACTATCATCCAGAATGGGATGAACCAACACACGACTCGGAGGGATGTTAAATGGCAAAGATGTACACTGCTTCAGGTAAAGAAGAAATACTAATGAGACCGAAAAAATCTCGACAAGGGTATGGAAAGCATACCAAATATGCAGCGACCTCTCGTAATGGGGCAAAGAAAAGAAAAAGAGGACAAGGATAGATCATGCCAGCATTGATTTGTAACCTACCTTCTTATGAGGTATGGGTAAGGAAAGAATACCTTACAGATCATACTAGCGGCCATGGTGAATATGTAAAGGGCGTTTGGGTATCATGTAAATCGATACCTGGACGTGCTTTTTATTTTGAGACGTATTTACCTGAATATGGTGCAATGTATGACAAACTTCCTATAAGTGCTTTTGTATCTTCTCCAGAGATACCAACACCCGATATGGAATTACATAACCTACAGTTTTGGAATTGTATGGATTATGGCATTGTATGCGTTCAAAAACAGTTTGTAGGGTCTATGCACTATGAACTCTATACAAGGGACTATGGAACCCAAACAGGGACGTATATTTGTACATTAGACAACTATCATCAAGATGTTGATGCAATTGACTACTCTACAAGTGAAAATCCAAGTGAACATAAGTCACATAACCTTATAGAGCTTGATAATGGACAATTTGCACTCTATCCAAACAATAGAATGCGTATCTATGACAATAGTTTGACACCTGAACCACCAAAAGTACCTGACTTTAAGGTATCAACGGTATATTATCAGGTAGAAAACGGTCATGATAGGGATGGATTGGGTTCTGAGGAGAATTATTTCTGGAAAACGACTAAAGAAAGAAAAGATAAAGACGATGGTTCAATGGGCTGATAAATAAAATATAATATAAGTGTATTTTAATGCCGTTAGAGAGGGTAAGCCAAGGTTTTAAGGACGTTTCGATGTCATTTCAGACTAATCCTCTGAATAATGACCTTATTGCCCTCAAAAATGCGACTGCAATTAGTAGGTCGTTACGAAATATCGTACTAACTGTGCCTGGTGAGAAGTTTTTTAATGAAAATTTTGGATCAAGGGTATCTGAATCACTATTTGAGAATGTTGATTCAATAACTGCGAACATAATAGAAGGTGAAATTAGAACTTCTATCACTAATTATGAACCAAGGGTTAGGTTATTGAAAGTTCAGGCAGATGCTGACCCAGATAGTAACAGTTTTGATGTCACTATCGAATATCAGATTATAGGGGCAGATGTTCCACCACAGTCATTACAGTTTGTTTTGCAGCCGACTAGATAAAAATGCCATTAGTTAATTTTTCAAACCTTGATTTTGATCAAGTTAAGACTACTCTTAAGAATTATTTAAAGTCTAACTCCAGTTTTACGGATTATGACTTTGAAGGGTCTAACTTATCAACAATTATAGACGTTTTAGCATATAATACCTACATCACTTCATACAATGCCAACATGGTAGCGAATGAAGTATTCATTGATAGTGCAACATTAAGAGAAAATGTGGTTGCACTTGCAAGAAATATTGGATATTTACCAAAATCACGTAAATCGTCAACTGCATTTGTTACTTTTTTCGTAGATACAACAAATCTTACACCAAGACCCTCTACAATTACCATTAAAAAAGGCCCAATTGCCTCAAGTTCAGGTAATTTTGGTAATTCTTCGTTTATTTTCTCAATTGCAGAAGATATAACAGTTCCCGTTGTTGATAATACTGCATCTTTTAACAATATTCAGATAAATGAAGGGTCATTATTGACTACTAACTTCACTTACAGTTCTAGAAACCCAAATCAGAAATTTATTTTGCCAAATATTGGTATTGATACTGATTTAATTACAGTTTCCGTTAAAACTGATAACTCAGATTTTGCTCCATCAACAAAATATAGTAGACAAGACAGTCTTTTTGATATTACTAAGGATTCAAACGTATTTTACCTTCAAGAATCTGATGATGAGCAATATGAAATCTTTTTTGGAGACAATGTTTTTGGAAAAGCACTTGAAGATGGCAATTTTATCACTGCAAACTATATTGTATCGAATGGAGATGCTGCAAATGGCATAAATCAGTTCCAATTTGCTGGTAGAATCACCTATAGCATGGGTGGAGCTGAATATGTTGTTACATCTGGTATATCACTCCTTTCAGCAGGTACAGGATCTGCTGGTGGTGCTACAATTGAGTCTGTAGATTCAATTAAAAAGTATGCTCCACGGATTTATGCGTCTCAAAACCGTGCTTTGACCTCAAATGACTATGAATCTTTAATTCCAACCAAAATTTATCCTGATACAGAGTCAATTTCTGTTTTTGGAGGTGAAGAATTGGTTCCTCCGCAGTATGGAAAGGTCTTTATTAGCATAAAACCAAAATTTGGTGATTTTTTACCTAACTTGATTAAGCAAAACATCAAAAATAAACTTAAAAAGTATGCTGTTGCAGGAATTGTCCCAGAAATCCTCGATTTAAAATACCTTTACCTAGAAATACACTCTTCGGTATATTATAATACGAATTTAGCACCTTCTGCGGAGGATGTTGGTAGTGTTGTTAGTAATAATGCTGAGAAATATGCAGATTCTAGTGATATGAATAAATATGGAGCTAGATTTAAGTATAGTAAGTTCTTAAAAATCATTGATGATAGTAGTGATGCTATAACTTCTAACATTACAACACTTTATATGAGGCGTGATCTAAGAGTTTCTCTTAATTCTTTTGCAGAATATGCAATTGGTTTTGGTAATGCATTTCATGTTAAGAGAGCTTCTGGATATAATATAAAATCCACTTCCTTTAAAGTTAATGGATTGAGTCAGGCAGTATATCTTAGTGATTTGCCTAATAGTGATTTAAAGACGGGTTCACTATTTTTCTTTACTCTACCTTCAGTAAGTTCACAAACTCCAACTATAATCAAGAGAAATGTTGGAACAATTGACTATACAACTGGAATTGTTATTTTAAACCCAGTAAATATTACTGATGGTAAGCAAAAAGATGGTCAAACGATCATTGAAATCTCTGCTTGTCCACTTTCTAATGATGTTATTGGTTTACAAGACCTTTATTTACAATTAGATGTAAGTAATAGTATTTTTAATATGGTTGTAGATGAAATTGCTTCTGGATTAGATCCATCGGCATCTAATTATATTGTAACTTCAAGTTATGATAGAGGAAATCTTGTTCGTTCAGGAGGGCCTGCCAGTGGTAATATAGATAGTGGTACAACTGGTACAACTAGTATAAGTGGTACAACAACTGGTGATACAGCATCTACAGTAACAACTACAGGATACTAATCAATACAAATAAATGTCAGAGAAAAGAGTAAAGCTTACTAACGTATTAGAAAGTCAATTTCCCGATTATGTAAGATCGGAGTATCCTTTAGTTGTTGATTTTATAAAACAGTATTATGAATCTCAAGAGGCTCAATCTGCACCGATTGATCTGTTGAATAATATTGATCAATATATTAAATTAGACGAAAATACAAATACTTCTTATTCTGCTGTACTTGGTAGCGATATATCTTCCTATAGTGATGTAATTACTATTGATATGCGTCAATCTCCTACAGGGACGATTGGATTTCCAGATACTTATGGTATTTTAAAGATTGATGATGAGATTATTACATATACTAGCAAAACAGATACTACTTTTAATGGATGTGTAAGAGGATTTTGTGGTATTACCTCATATAAAGATCCAACGCAATCAGATACATTAGTTTTTAATGATACATCAGCAGTAGAACACACTGGAAGTGTTTATGCAGATAATAATTCACTTACTTCTATTGGATCTACTGTACAAAACTTAAGTACTTTATTTTTAAAGGAATTTTTAAAGAAGATAAAGTATCAAGTTTTACCAGGACTAGAAGAAAGAAAATTAAACACTAACTTAAATCAAAATACTTTTATAAAGCAAGCGAAGGATTTTTATTCAACAAAAGGTACTGATCAATCGTTTGAGATACTTTTTAAAAGTTTATACGATTCTGATGTAGAAATTGTAAAACCTCAAGATTTTCTTCTTACACCTTCTAATGCTCAATATCAAATTACCAAAGATTTGGTTGTTGAAGCTGTTGAAGGTAATCCAGTAGATCTTATTAATTCTACTCTTTTTCAACAAACAACAAGTGGTGAAGATCAAGGTTATTCTCCAATAGCTTCAGTTGAAGAAGTTTATAGTGGTATTGGTCAAACCTATTATAAATTAAGTCTTGATGGTGGTTATAATAAAGATATTAGAGTTGAAGGTTCAATTTATGGTAAATTTACTGTTCAACCTACAACAAAAGCAATTGGAAATATTTCTGTAGGTGCATCATGTATTACTGTTGATTCTACAATTGGTTTTCCTGAATCTGGAGATCTTTATGTATCTTATGGATCAACTGTTGGTATGGTTTCTTATACCGCAAAGTCAGATAATCAATTTTACAATGTTACTGGTATAGTTGGTGTTATAACTGATACTTATGATGTTGGAATAGCAACTTATGCCTTTGGTACATCCTCAGTTGATGACACATCAATAAAGGTAAGAATTAATTCTGTATTATCTGATTTTGAGTATGAAAGTACTTCATTTGATTATTCAGTAGGGGATATTGCAAAAATAAAAACTTTAGGAGTATCTGATACTTCTGATAAAGCTAAAAATTGGTTTTATAATGTAGCACCAGTTTATAAAGTCAATAAGTTAACTTTAATCGACTCTGCAGAACCTAGAACCTATCAAGTTGATTTTGATGTTGATCATTATTTTGATATTGGTGATAGTGCATCCCTTATTGGATCTGATGGGGTATCATTAGTATCGGCTGTTACTAAGATTAAAGATGCAAAGTCTATTATTATTCGTAGAGAAGGTGTTATTGATGTAACAGGGATATTTACGTTAAGAAAAAATATTTTAAATGTAGATTCGACAAATTTTCCTAATGCTAATAAGTTTACATCTAATATTCAAAATCTCTATAAGAAAGATAGTGATTTAATAGTTGCATCTTCATCTATTCCTTCTTATGCTTCTCAAGCACTTGAAGTTACTGATAGATCAGTAACATTCTCTGGTACTTTTAATGGAAATACATTTGAAATAACACCTGATAGGGATCATGGATTCTATACAGGTGATCCTGTTTATTATACTCCAGAAAAAGTAACAACTAACAATTATAATGTTATTACTGGACAAACAGAGACTTCAACTACTACAAATCTATTTTTACCTAAAGAAGGTCTTTATTTTATTAAAAGAATAGATTCTAATAATGTAAAATTTGCAAATAGTAGATCAGATATTAATAATAACATTTTTATTAACTTTACTAATGCAGTTACTGTTAATAATCAAAGAATTGAACCATATACCTTTAAGAGTAAGACTCTAACATCACAAAAACTTTATAGAAAACTATCCAATCCAACTCATGATGGAATTAAAGTTTCAACTCCATCTGGATTCACTGGAATGTTTATAAATGGTGTTGAAATATTAAATTACAAGTCTAATGATTTTTGTTACTATGGCCAATTAGAAAATATTGATGTTATTACTACTGGTGATGAATATGATGTTATAAATCCACCAGATTTGTTAATTGAGGATGTAGTTGGAACAGGAGCAACAGGTAAAGTATCACTATCAGGATCTCTTAGAGAAATTAAGATAGTTGATCCTGGATTTGATTACGTTGAACAACCAATAGTTTCTATTACTGGTGGTAATGGCGAAGGTGCTTTGGCTTCTGTAAGTTTAAAGTCTATTGCCCATTTTGCTGAATTTAATTCGGAAAATCCAGTGGATGTTGGTATAGGAACGACTGTATCTACATTACATTTCCCATCTGCTCATAAATTTAGAAATATTGAAAAAGTAACATATAATCCACAAGCACAAACAGCAATTTCTGGATTAACTACAAATACAGTTTATTATGCCCGTGTAATAGATACGCAAACTGTTAAATTGCATCATAATGAAGCAGATGCTCTTGCAGGAATCAGTACAGTAACATTATTGACTTTAGGGGAAGGTACACAAAGATTAGTTTCTTACAATCCTAAAAATATTATTGAATCTATTAATGTTATTAATGGTGGCCAAAATTATCAAAATAAAGAGAAGGTAGCAAATCCAACAGGTATAAGTACATTCTTAAATTGCATTAATATTGACAGTCATCATTATGAATCTGGTGAAATTGTAAAATATGTTTCTATGGGTTCTTCTATTGGTGGATTATCCAGTGGTAGTGAATATTATGTTAGTAAAAAAGATGACGATAGTTTCTATCTATCAGAAGTTGGTGTTGGAACAGATAATAAAGATTTCTATTATAGAACTAATCAATATATTGATATAACTTCTGTTGGAGTAGGAACTCATAAATTTAATTATCCTGATATTGTTGTAAACATAACAGGAAAAACAGGAGTATCTTTATCTTCTTATCAAGCTCAAGCACAACCAATATTTAAAGGAGGTATTAGTTCAGTTCAAGTAACTTCTAATGGTTCACAATATGGATCATCCGAAGTTTTAAACTTTAATAGACAACCTATTATTAGTCTTTCTAGAGGTAGTGGAGCTCAATTAAAACCAATTATAAGTCAAGGTAAGTTAGTTGAGGTTATTGTTTTAGCACCAGGTAGTGGTTATAAGGGATTACCAAATATAAGTGTTAATGGTATAGGGCAAGGTGCATTTTTAACTCCAATTTTAAATAATGGAACTATTCAGTCAATAAAGGTAATTGAACCTGGAAATGGTTATGTAGAATCAGATACAACTGTTACTGTAGAACCAACTGGTGCTGGTGCTCTATTTGAATCTAAAGTACAAAGTTGGAGGGTTAATTTATTCCATAAGCAAGGTGGATCTGAAGGAATATCAAATATTCCACTTGATGATGGATATATTACAACTCCATTGAATCCAAAGTCTGGTTTACAGTACTCTCATATCTACACACCTAGAAAATTAAGAGAAAGTGTTTTTGGTGTTGATCAAATTGGAAGAAAATTATATGGAGAAACTGATTTAAGAAAGGAGAATGGGCAGGAAGTTTCATCGGTTAGTCATTCTCCTATAGTTGGATGGGCTTATGATGGTCATCCAATATATGGCCCATATGGTTATAGTACAATACAAGGTGGTGTTGTAGATCAGATGAAGTCTGGTTACTCGATTTCATTGCAAGAAAATAGACCATCCACAGATATATTCCCTAATGGATTTTTTATTGAAGATTATACTTACACTAAAGTAAATGATGAAACAGTACTAGATGAGAACAATGGTAGGTTCTGTGTGACCCCAGAATACCCAAATGGTACATATGCATACTTTACAACAATTGACCCTAATGTAGTCGATTCTGCAGGGGTTTTCGCTGGATATAGAAGACCTATATTCCCTTATGTTATAGGAGATAAATTTAATTCTATTATTGATACATTTAACTATGATATAAATTCAATTCAAAATAGTTATGATTTAGTATCTAACAAATATTATAGAAATACTGCACCTTATAATCTTATAGAAAATTCTCTGAATTACCAATATATTGATATTCCAGATAATTTAAGCCAGTCAGTTAAAATAAAAGCAACAACTCCAGGTAATATTCAATCAGTAGGAATAGAAACTGGTGGTAGAGATTATCAAGTTGCAGATAGCATTGTCTTGGATGATGATCAAACTAAAGGTTTTGGTGGTGATATTAGTATTTCTAAAGTTGCTGGTAAGCAAGTAAACTCTATTAGTGTTGCTACTACTAGTATTTCTAATGTAGAAATTTATAATTCTAATGAATCTGGAAGATTTGATATAATATCATCTACACCACATCCATTTAAGAAAAATGATACTATTACTGTATCAGGATTATCAACAAATGGATTAAAATTAGATGGTTCATATGTTGTTGGATTATCCACAAACACATTATCATTAGTTGGTCTTGGTACGCTTTCAACAGGTATTGGCTCAGATGGTACAACTGGAATAGTTACATTCGTCAATGTTGGTGGTGATTTAAGAAATACAGTTCCAAATGATATTTTATCAATAGGAACAGAGCAAGTTAGAGTATTAAATGTTGATAGGGAGCAATCTAGACTTAGAATTTTACGTTCTGTTAATAATGTAAGTATTGCACATACTGTTGGTTCAATATTCAGTGAGAATGATAGGCAGTTTAGTATCAAATCTAATGAAAATATAAAGGAAATAGTAAAAAGGAATAAAGAATTCTACTTTAATCCTTTAGATTCTGTAGCTCTTGGATCTACTTCTGGAGTTGGTATAGGAACTACTATCACTTTTTCTAATCCTGGTACAGGAGTAACCCAATTATTTGTTCCTACAAAATCAATTTATATTAAAAATCATAATTTACATACAGGTGATCTATTAACATATTCTACAAATACTGGAACTGGTCTAAAAGTTAATAATGGTACAACTACTTTTGATTTAACAAATCAACAACAATTGTTTGTTGGTAAAGTAAGTAATGATTTAATCGGATTATCTACAGTTCGTGTTGGAGTAGGTACTACTGGAACATTTGTAGGTATAGCCAGCACACAACGAAGTCAATCCACATTAATGTTTGCTGGATTGGGAACTGGTAGTTATCATAGTCTTAAAACTAATTATTCTGCGATAACAGGAAAAATCTCAAGAAATCTTGTTACAGTTTCTACATCAAGCACTCATGGATTAACTACAAATGATCTTGTTAATATTGATGTTAATCCTTCAATAGGTTCGACTTATATAATCAAATATAATGATTTGAATAGACGTTCTGTTGTAAATCCAAGAGACTTTGCTGATGCAGATGTTGATATTAATGCAGATTCTATTGAAATATTGAATCATGGGTATATAACAGGTCAAAAGGTAATTCACACTGCTGCAACGCCAGCAGGAGGTCTTACAGAAGGTGGAATGTACTATGTTGTTAGAGTGGGTGATAATAGTATAAAATTAGCCACAACGGACTATAATGCTAAATTAGAAAACCCAATCGTAGTTGATATTACATCAACAGCATCAGGTACAATTTCTCCTATTAACCCTCCATTAGAATTATATAAAGATTCTACAATAACATTTGATTTATCAGATTCTTCATTATCATTTGTTAAGCAATCTACCAGATATCCTGCATTTACATTAGATTTCTATACTGATGAGAATTTTGTTGATGAATGGGATAAGAATACTTCTGTAAAAGAATTTGCTGTTAATAGATCTGGTGAAGTAGGAATAACTACAAACCCAGTAGCTTCTGTCATTTTAACAGTAGATAAGAACACACCTACAAAATTATTTTATAAATTAAATCCTATTTTTGAAAGTAGTCCTCCTTTAGAGAAAACACAGGCAATTTGTGATTATGATGTTTTATCAAATAACCAACTTGAAATAAAAGAAAGTGTTTATAATGGAGAATATAAAGTATCTGTAGGAACAACCAGTACCTTTACATATACTATAGCAGATGTTCCTGAAAGACCTTCATATTCATCAACTTCGACCTTAACGTATAAAACATCATCTGCAACTGCATTTGGTCCTATTGGTGATTTACTTATTAAGAATTCTGGAAATAATTATTATACTTTCCCAACTATTTCTACAATTACATCCACTTTTGGTTCTAATGCAATATTAAGTATTGGAAGTACTAATATTGGTCAAATTAAAAAAGGAACTATTCAAAATATTGGATTTAATTTCCCATCAGATAAAACACTACAACCAAGTGTTGGATTACCTCAAATTATAGAAATTGATGATTTCTCTACTATAAAATCTATTGGTATTACATCTGTTGGTAGAGGTTATACTATAGCACCACTACCAGTTATAATTGATGGAAAAACTAATAAGGAAGTAAAAGAAGTTGAATTACATTACAATCTTGGCGATACTGATGTAACTATTATTAAAAATACATTTGGAATGAGTAATCTTCCTCCAATTGTAATTCCAACTCGTAATAGTAATGGTGTGGCTATAAGCACAGTTGGATTCAACACAATCACTAAAGATGTAACACTTGGATTAGGTACAGTTTATAGTGATGCATCTGATTTCCCATTTGCTCTCGGTGATAAGGTATTAGTTGAAAATATTAGTGTTGGTGTTGGTTCTACTGGTATTGGATATAATTCTTCTGCATATGATTACAAATTATTCAGTATAAAATCAGTCACACCAACTATTGGTGGATTTGGTACTGTTTCATATAATATGAGTGACGAACTTACTGATATAGTAACTCCTGGTGCATTTGATCCTACTAATTCTGATGGTCAGATAATTGCTGAGAAAACATTCCCAACATTTAATGTTACTTTCGATGCTAAGAACTTCTTCCCTGGCGAAACTGTTAAATCAGGAACATCATCTGGGGTCGTTGAAAGTTGGGATCAAAGAGTTGGTGTATTAAGAGTCTCTTCAAGTGATTCATTTAATGTTGGAGTAACTATTCAAGGACAATCTTCCAAGACAAATGCAACACCAACTAGTGTTACTACATATGATGCTTTCTTAGGATATGATGCAACTTCTAGAGTTGAAAAAGGATGGCAAACTAATTCTGGAGTTATAAATGATAATCAGCAAAGAGTGCAAGATAGTTTCTATTATCAGAATTTCTCATACTCTCTAAAATCAAAAATTGATTTTGATACTTGGAATGATCTAGTATCAAGTTTAAATCATACATTAGGATTTAAAAAGTTCTCCGATTATCAATTAGAGTCATCTATAGGTCTTGATAATCAAGAGTTAGTTGTAGGACTTACTACTAATCTAACTGCATATGAGATTGTATCTGACCTACAGAATGTTGTAGATCTCAACTGTAGATATGGTTATGCATCAGTAAAAGAAAATTCTTTAGATATTAATGGGCAATTAGCTTCTAATCAAGTTATATTTGATAGAGGTGAGTTAACTGATTACTTTGAATCATTTGGTAATAGAGTTCTTTCTATTGATGACTTAAGTTCACAATTTAATAGTGTTCCTAGATCATCTAAATTCTCAGTTGTTAGTACATTCCCAATTGGAGATTCTAGAACCTTTAAGTTTATTACTTATGTAAGAGATAGAAG